ATGAACAAAATTACACAAAAAAGGAACAAGTATAATACTGCTGTTCTGAATGAGATAGGCAAAAAGTATGCAATAACTCCTAGATATGTACGGCAATGCATTACTGGAGACAGAGTAGGAATTTTTCCAGATAAAATAAAAGCAGAATATAAAGCTATCGAATTGAAAATGAGAACAACTTTAGAAAACGAAATAAATAAACAATGACATGAGAAAGTTTATCCATTATTTTTTTTGTTACAAAAAAATAGATGTTATAGATCCAAAAACGGGTAACAAGCAACAAGCAAAATACATTCTGTTTTTTGGACTGCCTTATAAAATAATTTATAAATGATATCAACGCTTAACTATGTATCAATTCTATAATAATATTTTAACAATACCAGGACGTGCTTTGTATGATGGTTTGAATATTATGACTAAGTCTAATTATGATAAACATTGTCGTTTGAATAAGTTCAATCGGGTGAGAATGGGAAAAGGTTTGAATAATACTGCTTTAATAGAATTCGAAAGTATACCAGAAAAATTCAGAACAAAAATTATTAAAAAGATAGGTTATCCGAGTAAACCTAAAGTTAAAAATCAAATTTTTAATTATTACAAAGATGATTATGATGCCCAAGAGTTTTTTACCAATTATTTATTAGATGATTATAAATCATTATCAAAAGAAAAACAGGATGAATATTCAATAAATGCTCAAATGTTAAATGCTTTGGATATCTATATTTTAGAAATGATAACATTCCGAAAAAGCAGAGGCGGGAAAGCAATGTTAACAATGGTTTGGCAAGATGCAGCAAAAGCTAGTGAAGATGTGAAAAATGAAATAGGACATACATTACCAAAATCGATAAGACGATTAAAAGAAAAACTGGATGTTTATAAGGTTGAAGGTTATAAAAGCTTGGTTTCAGAAAATTTTGGAAATAAAAAAGCTGCTAAAATAAAAGATCATAAACAAGAAGCTGTTTTAAGACAATTACTTAGGGATCATAGGAACTTAGATAATGAACAGATTGTGACTATTTATAATTCGGTTGCCAAAATCCAAGATTGGGCAGAGCTTTCTGCGAGTACAATTGGTAATTATAGAACGAAATGGAGTCTTTTAACTTTTGCAGCAACCAACGGTGAAAAAAGATTTGATAACAAAATATCAATGCAGGTAAAACGAGAGACACCATCCCTGCCCCTTATTTATTGGACTATCGATGGATGGAATGCTGAACTTCTTTATCAGAAGACAGGAAATGGATTAAGAGGCCAGTCTGTTACAACATATCATAATAGATTAACAATGGTTGTTGTGCTAGATCCCTTTATCAAATATCCTGTGGGTTATGCAATTGGAACACAAGAAAATGCAACATTAATAAAAGCAGCTTTGAGAAATGCCGTACAACACACAGAAGAACTATTTGGAGAAAAACACAAAGTTCTACAAATACAGGCAGATAACTACGCAAAAAAAGAAATGACATCTTTTTATGAAATAGTCTCAGAAAAATTTACGCCTGCAAAAGTGGGTAATGCAAAGTCGAAAGTTATTGAACCTTGGTTTAAATATTTTAATAAAACATATTGTCAATTATCCCCAAACTGGAGCGGTCAAGGAATAAAGTCAAGAACTCAACCTAATGGCGAATATTTAAATAAAATACGTCACTCATTTCCAAGTCAAAATGAGTGTGAGAAACAGCTAATCCAAATGATAGAAACCGATAGAAACAAACTCAGAGAAAAATATTTAGAAGGATATGGCAGATTACCTGAAAATGCAAAAAGGCTATTTAACAAAAAGGAATATCTAATGCATTTTGGTGAGACAACAGGATTTACAAATAAGGTTAGTCACAATGGTCTTCATATATCTATTAATGGTAGAAAGAGAGAATATGACAGTTTTGATATCAATTTTAGAATGCACTCTCATCTGGATTGGATAATCAAATTTGACTCAAATGATTTAAGTGAAGTGTTAGCGTACAATGAGGATCAAAACTTAAACTTTATTCTTTTACAAAAACATATACAGCCTATGGCTTTGTATGATCGTAAAAAAGGAGACACTGAGGAATTAAATAAAATTAACCAGTTCAACAGAAACACAAAAAACTTCATTTTGGAAAATCAACTTAAGGATTACAACACAGTTAATCAGTTATTTATTAGTAATCCTAATCTGGACAACACATTAGCGAAAATGCTGATTATGGACAGCAAGGGACAACATAAGAACAGGTTAAATGAAGAAAAAATACTAAATGCCAGAAAAAAATTGGAAACCCAAAATAAAGTGATTGAAAAGAAAAAAGACAAAACGTGGCAAAATGATCAAAAGGATTATTGGTCTAACAAAGTAGATATCAACAAATACATTAATGAAGAAAATGAATAAAGATTTAAAGTTAAATATAACAGAAAAACTTGAAGATTATTTGAAAAAAAATGAGATGTCTGCCAATGAGTTTTCCGATTCTTACAATATTCCTTCAAATTATATCAGCCAAATAAGAAATGGGAAAGATTTTGTGATGGCAGGTGAAGATAAAAAAGTGATGATACACCCCAAATATTACCGACAAATCGCAAAAAGCATAGGCTTTAAAATGGAAAAAGAATATTGGAGAACAAAGGTTACACCTCAGTTTAATCAAATTTTAGGAGTCTTGGAAGATGCTAAAGAATTCGGATATACAAATATCATTATCGGAGAAACCGGATGTGGAAAGAGCTATTTGTCTGATCTTTTTGTGAAGAGCTATATCAAAGATGCCTTCAAAATAACAGTAGGATCTATGGATACTATTTCTGATTTGTTAGATAAGATTTGTGAATCATTAAAAATCCAATCAGGAACAAGTAAATCAAAAAGAATTAAGGATATCATCAAAAAGCTTACGAGTCTAAAACTTGAAGGATATGAACCTATTTTAATTTTTGATGAAGCAGAATATCTAAAACAATCCACACTTTGTAATATGAAAGAACTACACGATCATCTAAATCAACACTGTGGGCTTATTCTAATTGGAACCGATCAATTAATCAAAAAATTAGAACAATTAAGGAAAAAAAATAAGGATGGGATGCCGCAATTTTATAGCCGAATCAAATTCGGGATTAGATATTTGAAATCAATTGATACCAATTTTTCAGAATTTGTTGGCGGTTTTCAAGATAAAGACTTAGTCAAATTTCTTCAGAATTATTGCACAAGTTATAGAGAGTTGCATGATGTTTTAGTTCCGGCTATGCGAGAAGCAGATAGGCTGCGAGAACCATTAACAGAGAACCTGGTAAGAAAAGTTTTAAATCTTCCACCATTATGAAAAAAGCATTATCATCAACAGATATCCTTACAAAAAAATATAATCTGATAAAATGGGACGGCAGCTGGTACGACAATTTTAAACACCCAGAGTCTAGAGGGGTATGGTTTATTTCAGGTAATTCGGGTAATGGTAAAACGGCTTTTATGTTACAATTAGCAAAAGCTTTATCAAAATACGGACGAGTCTTGTATAATTCTTTGGAAGAAGGCAATTCTCTTACAATGCAGGAAGCCTGGAAACAACAAAATGTAGCAGAATGCGGCAGAAGAATTCAATTGATTAATGAAAGTATATCGGAGCTTGAAATAAGATTGGATAAAAGACAAAGCCCGGATATTATTATCATAGACAGCTGGCAATATACAGACCTCAACTGGGAAAGATACCTCCTACTAAAAAGAAAATACCATAATAAGCTTTTCATTTTCAATAGTCAGATGGATGGTAGCAAGCCAATGGGGAAAACAGCTCTCAGAGTGCAATACGACGCAGACTTGAAAATCTGGGTAGAAGGGTTCAAAGCATTTTCAAAAGGACGTTATCTGGGACCAGAATGGGAAAAAGGATATATCATATGGAAAGAAGGTGCAATAAAATACTGGGGACAATCAACAAACAATTAAAATATCAAATACAACATGAACAAAGACGTACTTTTCAAAGTATTACAGCTAGACAGCATTTTTGAAGTTCTGGATTGGGCGGAACGAGTAGCAATCCATATTTACATTGCCGGAAAAGAAAAAAGTACCACTTCTAAGATTTTTGACATCTATGAGTGGATTCTTACAAACAATTGGGAATCACCAACAATGAAATATGGAGATGACAGATTACAGTATTTCTTAAAAAATGAAATATGGGAACCTCTGGAAAACTATAAAAAATATAATCCCGAGATTGAAAAAGCATTAAATCAATTAAAATAAATAACATGAGTGAAGACGGAAGAAAATTAACAACCAATGAACAGAAACAAATAGAACTGAATAGAGCAATAGATACTCTAGCTATAGCAAAGAAACAACAATCACAGAAAATTGGTAAATATGTATATGACCCAAGATTGAATGCTTATTTTTTCAAAGAACATAAAATCATCAATAAAAATGAAACCGAATATTGAGATAGAAGCCGAGTTGAAAGAAACAGTAGTAAATCTGGAAAGCAAAATAGAAGAATGTGATGATAATGAAGAGAGAAACTTATTAATGATAGACTTATATAAAATAAAAAGAAAATTAAAAAACATACAAAATGGAAACAGTAATTGATATCAAATCTTTATCAGCAGAAGAACGCAAAAAAATAATTCAGGATGCTAGAGAATTAGATAAAATAGAGAGAGAAAACAGAAGTAAGAATATACAGACTTATAAAGAACTTTCTTCCGAGTTTGTAAACAGTAATATTGATGATTTGGTTTTACATCATAATATCACGGATAGTTTAATAAAAAAACTATGGAACGATTATAAACCTCTACAAGCTTTGAAAGCTTCTGTTTATGGTACAAAAGTACATCAACAAGACAGCCATACATCAACATTAGAAGATGGCAGTGCAAGTATTACCATTGGATACAACGTTACTATAGGATTTGATGGTACAGAAAGCCAAGGTGTCGAGAAAATAAAAGAGTTTATCAACTCCTTATCAACAGGTGATGATAATAATAAGAAATTATCTGCTGCAGTTAATACTTTCCTGAAACCTAATTTTAAAACAGGAATGCTAAATCCAGCCAAGATTATTGAGTTATCCAAATTAAAAGATCAGTTTAATGACAAAAGATTTGATGAAGGGCTGAAGATTATCTTTGATGCACAACAGAGAAGACAAAACAGTATGTATATCAGTGGCTGGAAGTTTATAGAGATAGATTCGGTGCCAAGAAAATTGGAATTTAGATTTACAATATGATGACAAATTCACAATTAGATATAGTTGTTTTGATATCAGGTGTTTGTTTCATCTTTGGAGTTTCTGTAGGTATAATTGTTTACAATATAACAATCAGAAAACCGTAAGACTGTACCAGCTATATTCTAACAAATAAAAAGATGATGAAAATTAATTCATATTGGTACTCACTTGATGAGCTCAAATCTGCATTAGAAAAAAAGGGCTATACCATTTTGACTTTGGAGATTAGCACAAGTGCTAGAGATTATCCTCTTTACGAGACATATGCGCTTAAGGATTATGAAGATGCCAATTGCTTGAACACAATAAAAAGCGTTGCTCTAAAAGAGTTTGATGTTAAACCAAAATTAGTTTAAAGAGTTAGTATGAAAACCCAACTTGTGAAAAAGAAAATAACTTTTTATTTTTGTATTAATGTCTGATAATCATAGATTTTTAAAGCGTAATGTAAAAGTAAGAACATTCTTTACTGAGTTGGAGAAAAAAAATCCACAATGGAGGATTAGTGCCCTAGAAAAAGAAACAGCTGATCATTTTTTTATTAGTGAAAGGACAGTTAGAGCAATCATAAAAGGTACAGGTATCTATTCTTCCGAAACTTAATCTTAACAAAAAGACCAAAATATAAATTATTTTGGTCTTTTTTATTATTAATTAATATTCTTTAAACTCTGATACTGATATCTCTGTTTTAATTGATGATAAATAGTTGTACTGAATAATTGATGATACGCAACAACCGACTCTGTAAGTTTTATTTCGGTGTTATCCCAAGACTCATCTTCAATACCTTCTCTCAATAATTGGATTGGTTTAAATTGAATACCTTTTAAAAACTGCAACTTTTCTGCAATAGCATCCAATAAATCAATTTCCATAAGTTCATTATTATATTGCTCGATCCATCCTTCTTTACAATATAGAATCACATCCAATTTTACTTCTCCTTCCAGAAATTGTTCTGTCATAGTTTCATATTCAATAGAACGAAATCTGATAAGCGCAGAAGTCCAATAATTTAATACCGTCTCATTTGGATAATTAAACTGTTTTCGAAAAATGTCAACATACTCTATTCCCTCAATGCCGTTTAGTGCATCTTTTACTGCTAAAAATAATTCTTTTCTAGGTGTCATAATTTCTATCTTGTTAATTATTTTTTTTGTAATTCCCATCAATAACCAACCTTCCCTCATCTGTGAAATAGATGTTCTTCACATCCACACCATCATACTGAAGGTTTTTCTTCGCTTCAATCAATACCGGAGTAATGTCATCGTCTTTTAACATTTGCTCTATGCCCACACCTAGTTCAGGTGATTGCTTGTATTCTCCCTTGTAAGCTACTAAAATGTGTTTCTGATGTTGGTTGTCGGAATAATCAACAGCAAAATCACCATTTTTAATAACTAAATCGTCTGTAAATAAAAAGTCTTTCATTGACACAAAATTCGTTTCTCTACAATTTGTATGAAACCTTTGAAACGCTCATTTCCAAAAACTGAACTGCTTTTTCCAGAATATTGGCAACCATTGTTTGGCGATTTCTTTTCGATAATAAAATCCGGCAATTTTGTATCGAAGATTTAGGCAGTAGAATATGAAATCATAGTCACCGGTGACGAAGTTATCAGTTATTCTTCTAAAACTTTTAATAGATAATGTGATATCAGACAAAAGAATGGTAAACATTTTTTGAATGGCAATTATTCTGTCAATGGTTATTTATTTATAAAAAGGACGAATGCTTATAAACATGATTTGGTTGCCTATTTAAACATCAAATTAAAGCTTAAAAATGATTGTAAACAACTTTGGTATTCAACTAATTCAAGAAGAGGAAAGTAAAAAAATGTTTGATTTATCAGGCCAGAAATTTCTTTCCGATTTAGAAGGCGTTAGATATACCTCTTACAAAGACACAGGAGGAGTTTGGACGATTGGACGAGGAATCATCAGGTATGAAGACGGAAAAAAAGTACAGCCCGGCGATACAATTACAAAAGAAAGAGAGCAAAAACTCTTTATGAATACGCTGCAGGGATATGTCGATAACGTCAATAAAAATGTAAAAATTAGCCTTAAGCAAAATCAGTTCAACGCTTTGGTGTCTTTTTGTTACAATGTAGGAATAGGCGCGTTTAACAAATCTACACTCTTGAAGAAGGTCAATATTAATCCGAACGATAAGGAAATAAGAGCCCAATTTATGAGATGGATTTACGATAACGGAAAACCAATTCTCGGTCTCAAAAACCGTAGAAAAAAAGAAGCCGATTTATATTTTTTAAACACAATATGAAAATATATAGTACCATATCTTGTCTCATGATGTTACTTGTTTTGAGTGCCTGCCGTACCAATCGGCAGGTAACCCAAACCAGCGAAATTGTAACAGGAACTAGTTCTGTTAAGATTACAAAATATCGTGATACAATCTTGTTTACTCCTAAGGCTTCAACAAGTTTACAAATCCCTTTAAATGCTATTTCAAAATGTGAAGATGGAGATGTTATTACTAGAATGTCTAACACTATGATCCAAAAAAATGGAAATGCGAAGGTCGTTTTGAAGATACTTCACGACACCATACGAGTAAGTGCAGAGTGTGACAGTTTAGCCTTGACAGCAAACATCAGACAGGATTTTGAAAGCCAAAAAACGGATACTAAAATCAATAATAAAAATGTAACAACCGATACTGGCTATACATTTTGGGATTTAGTAAAAGCTTTTGGACTAGGTATATTGGTTTGTTTTATCATTTTATTAATTATAAAATTTTTTTTAAATGTTACCATACATAAAGTTTAATATTTCAACAAATGGACTTGGCCAAAGTCAGGCCGACATCCAAAAAACACCAGGACTACTTGTTACAGGTGTAACTGTAACTGGAGATGATAAAGTATTTGCTGGTGAATCATACCAAATTTTTTCTTTGCAAGAAGCTAAAGATTTAGGTATCGAAGCATCAGGAGTAAATTCATTTGCTTACAAGCATATCAAAGCATTTTATGACTATGCGGGAGAAAATGCAGAGTTATGGTTTATGCTGATTACATCTACTATGAAAGATGCCTTGGACAAGGACATAGAGCCAAATTTTGCAAAAAAATTAATTTCTGATGCAGCCGGCAAAATACGCGTACTAGGTGTTGTCAAGAAATTTGAAGGAACAGTAACTCCCTTAGAAAGTTTAGATAAAGATGTTATTGATGCGGTGGAAAAAGCGCAGGAATTAGCTGATTATTTTACAGGTAAGTATATGCCATTCAGAGTTGTGCTTTCCGGAAATGCTTTTACAGGTAATTTCACGACTCTTAAAAATTATTCTTTATCTAATTACAATCGTGTTTCTATCTTGTTAAGTAATACAGATGGCCAAAAAGATGCTTCTGTTGGTTTAGCTCTAGGTAGGTTGGCAAGTACGCCTGTTCAGAGAAACATCGGACGTGTAAGAGATGGTGCTGTAGAAAATAACTCTGCTTATTTTACAGATGGTAGCAAAGTAGAATCTCTATCAACTCAATGGAGTTCTATCGACGGAAAAGGCTATATTTTCTTGCAAAATTATGCAGGAAGAAGCGGATTCTATTTTTCTGATGATGTTACTCTTACCAAACCAACAGATGATTTTAAATCTTTAGCAAATGGTTTTGTTATGGATAAAGCAATGCTTATTGCTTATGATATGTTGTTGGAGTTTTTAAAAGACGAGGTTCCTGTAAATACAGACGGAACTATTCACCCTTCTATTATTAAGTCTTGGCAATCTGCAGTAGATACTCAAATTAGATCTTTAATGGTTGAACCTGGTAATCTAAGTGATGTTAATGTAAATATTAACCCTAATCAAAATGTAGTTTCAACAGGTGAAGTTGTAATGCAGGTTGCACTATTGCCAGTCGGATACGCAAAATATATAACCGTAAATATTGGATTTACAACTAACGCTGAATAATTATGCCAAATACTTTTGATTCAAAACAATACAGTTGGTCTGATCTCTCTATCGTAATGGGTGGGAGAATCGTAACAGGAGCAACAGCCGTAGAATACACAAAAAAACAAGAGAAAGAATTGTTATACGGTAGAGGAAACACGCCACATAAAATTACCCGTGGTAATAGATCTTGCGAAGGAAAGCTGACTCTATGGCAATCTGAGCTAGAAGCTATGATCAGAGATGCTAAAGATAAGGATATCTTGAAACTGAACTTTGATCTAGTGGTTTCTTATGTACCAGAGGATGGAGGACAAACGGTTGTTGATATCTTGAAAGGATGTGAATTTACCGAGGTGAAAAAAGGAATGGCTCAAGGAGACAAAAATATGTCGGTTGAATTGCCAATCATCTTCCTTGATGTGAAACCACAATCCTAACTCTATATAAATTCTAACTCGAATAAAGACCTGTCACAAGGCGGGTCTTTATTTAAAAAAACAAACAAAACAATGACAGTAACAGCAGAACAAATTCAAGAATGGAAAGAAAAATACGGAGGTGTGTATGAACTACCTATTGAGGACAAATCTGTATTTCTAAGAGAACCGAGAATGCCAGATTTTAAAAGAGCTTTTACAGCCATGCAAAAAGGTGGCGATATTGCTTTTGGAGAAGATATGCTTAATACTTTGTGGTTGGAAGGTGATGAAGAAATTCGTAAAAATGACGAGTACTTCTTGCCGGCTCGTAAAGAATTAGTAGACTTTTTTAACTATCCCGATGCCGTAACTAAAACAGTGAAAAATGGCACCGAAATCACTGTGGAAGATTCCAAATGTACTGTGAGAGTGATTACAAGGGAAGATATCAGAATGGCTGAAAAAAGAAACCCATCTGGCAAACCTTTCCAGACACAAGAAGCATTATTTGATCAAATTGTTTTATCAAAAGATGCTGCTTACAATGATAAGGATAATCCACAAATCAGATTTCCTCTATACCAAGCAATTGAGAAGTTGCAAAACAAAAAAATTGCAAGCTTAAAAAAGCTTTAAACGATGCGGTTATCGATACAGATGACGCATCGGCAAGAGATTATTCTCAGATCATAGATCTTAGGCTCTACAATGCCTATATCAATTACTACCTGCATATTCCTAATCCTGATTTATTGAGTGATGAAGAGTGGGCAGAAAAAATACAAGACCTGCACTTTATACGCCAGCAGGAAAAGAAAGCATCAGAAACTAAATAAATGAACGCATTCAATTTTATAGCAACACTTAAGGATCAAGCCAGCTCTCAACTAAAAAAGGTTGCAGATCTTTTTGGTGTAGTTACAACCAAAGCGAAAGGTTTTACCGATAAATTAAAAAATATAGTATTAAGTGACAAAGTTTCTTCTAAGCTGATAAGTATGGGAGAAAAATTGGACGCAAATATTCAAAAAATAAGCAATTTTCGAAAGAAAGCCGGTGAAATTGCAGGTGTTGGTTTTGAAAAATTAACAGGAATAACATCAATGTCCGATTTTATAGATAAGGCAATTGAGGCTCGAAACGAATATAAAAAAATGAGTAATGAGCTTAATAACGCTTTAGGAGATAAAATTGGTTCGGGGGCTATGGCTATGCTCACAGATTTTGCAAAAAATACGCCTTATCAGTTGAACGATGTCGTGGGAAGTTTTACAAATCTTACCAAAAATGGAATATATCCTACTTATGATGAAATGATGAAGTTAGGTGATTTGGCAACCTCACAAGGCAAATCCTTTGATGATTTATCAGGAGCTATTCTAGGTGCGCAAGGAGGACAGTTCGAAGGTCTGAAAGCATTGGGTATCGACGCTTCTAAACAAGGTGATAAAATCAGAATGACTTTCAAAGGCGTTACCAAAGAAGTTGCAAATAATGGACAGGCAATTAAAGATGCTGTAGCAAGTTATGGCGCAATGGATGGTGTGTCTGGCTCTATGGAAAAATTTTCCCAAACTTCTGCAGGTCAGATTGCGAATATTAAAGAAGAATGGTGGAATTTTCTAGTAACAATTGGAGGTTATTTTGAAGTCTTCGGTGCTTTGGCTATGCAATATTTATCACCAGTTATTGATTCAATAAAAGAGTTTATTGATGTAGCATTTGGAAATGGTATTGGAGAACCAACAGATCTTTTCGGAGGTATGCTTTCAGGTTTGCTCGTAGTTATTGATTTGTTTTCAACAGGTTTAAGTGCTGTTATAGAATTCTTAAAACCATTGGCGCCTTATATTTTGGATGCTGCAATTGCTTTTGGGATTTTCAACTTGGTTATGGCAATTAGTCCAATAACCTGGATTATTATAGGAATTGTTGCATTGATATCAGTAATAGGGTTGTTAATTAAATATACAGATGGTTGGGGAGCAACTTTTACAGCGCTTGGGAGTTTGATCAAACTTTGGTGGCAACAGGTGAAAGCAGATTTCACAATGGGAATTGATATTGCAATTTATTTATTCAATAAGTTACGGTACACCGCTTTTGAAATATTTGATAAGATTGGTCAGAAAATAAGCAATGTAGGAGAAGCGGTCAAGAAGGCTTTAAGTTTTGATTTTAAAGGAGCTTATGAATCATTAAATAAAGAAGTTACATCTGAGTTTACAGCCAAACTTCAGGAAAATGAAAAATCTCTTCAAAAAAATGGGAAAACATACGTCCAAGGTACTTTAAATCGTGGTCACGATGCAGCAAAAGCAGTTGGGCAAATGGGATTAAGTATTAATGGAAAAAAAATATTAAATGATTTCAACAATACGCTCGAAGCTTTTAAAGGATCTACTGGTGATAAAAAAGGTAATGCAAAAGATTATAATGATGGAATAAAAGATCTGTTAGGTAATGGTGATAAAAAATTATCCAAAACTCCTGCAAATCAAGTTGCAAAAAACAGAGCGCAAGGAGATGGTATTACAGAAGGGGGTAACAAACAGACCAATATTGTAATCAATATAGGCAAGCTACAAGACCAGACGGTAATACAAGTTAATAAGACAGAACAAGGGCTGTCTAACTTAGGAGATAAAGTACAAGAAATACTGTTAAGAGCAGTAAATAGTGTTAACCAAATGCAAATAGGATAATGGCAGAATTTGATTTTAAAGAGTTGGTTGCAAGAGCACATTTTGATTATGTAGGTCCGGCATTTCCGAGCTGGTGGCTTACAAACAAAACTAAATTTGTTTTTCCATCACTTAATAATATAGGAAAGGATCTTCTTTTAGGTGGACGGTATTTTACAACTTTAAAAGTTGCTGATAAAAAAGGAAATCAATTCGTCTTTCCAAATGAACCGTTGATCTCCCTGCAACGTGATAAAAAGATTGTTGAAACTACAACGGTAGGTAAAGAACGAAAAGGATCTGTGAAAGAATATATATCGTCTGAAGATTATAAAATCAGTATAAAAGGTGTTTGCGTTAATGAAAATGATTGGGACTCTTATCCTACAGAACAGGTTCGTGAACTGAAGAATATGTTTGATCTGAGCGAAGCTTTAGAAGTTATTTCGAATCCTTTTCTGGAACTCTTCGAGATTCGAAATATGGTTTTGACAGATATCAAGTTTGATGAGATGTCAGGAGAAGCAGGAATGCAGAGATACAGTATTAGTGCAGTGAGTGATCAGGATTTTTATGCTGATTTGAAAGACAGATCTAAAATAATAGATACAGTAAGTAATCTTAATCTAGCAACTCTTATCTAATGTATACTCTCTCTGCAAAAATAGAAATTGGAAATTTTGTCTTTGATTCGGTTAATGATGTGGAGATAACAAAATCGGTAGAAGAATTATCAGATACAGCAGTTATCAAAGTTCCCACAAAGTTCAAAATCAAAGATAATAATGAGGAAAAATATATTGAAGAAGTTATCAAGGTTGAGGATTCTGTAAAGATAATATTAGCCTATGACGGAAAATATGAAGGAGTTGAGTTTGTTGGATATGTAAGCAAAATTAATCCAAAGACACCTATTGTTGAGATTCATTGTGAAGATGCAATGTGGTTGTTGAGAAGAAAAAGTGTTAAGGGTAATTGGGGTAAAACAACCTTAAAAACAATTTTAGAAACAATTGTTTCCGGCACAAAAATCCAGTTATCCACAAAAATCCCGAATTATGAGATTACAAAATATACCGTCAAAAATAAGAATGGCGCGCAGGCTCTGCAAGAACTGAAAGCAAATGTTAGTCTCTCGGTATTTATAGATGATGATTACAGTCTGTATTGCGGATTAGAGCAGGCAACCAATATTGGAGAGAGAGTAATATATGATCTTAACTATAATCTGGTTGAAAATAATCTGCAGTTTATATCTAACGAAGACAAAAAAATAAAGATTGTAAGGACTTGGATAGACAAAAAAACCAATAAAAGAAAAACATATACTACCGGTGATAAAGATGGAGAAGAGAATACAATGAATATAGATGGTGTTGTGAGTGAAGCGGTTATAAAAGAGATGGCGGAGAAAGCTTTCAAAGACGCTAAAAATGGTGGATTCACAGGTGATTTAACCTCTTTTTTGATTCCTTTTGCAACAAGAGGTATGGCAGCTGAAATTATAGATACTGAACACAAAAACAGAGAAGGAAACTACTTTATAAAAAAAGTAGTGACCACATTTGGAACCAGTGGAGCCAGAAGAAAAGTAACATTAGGAAATAAATTATAATGAACGATTTACAAAAGGCATTTGCAGCACTCAAAGCCAGGTCCATTTCTACTTTTCCTGCAGAGGTTATAAGTGTAGACAAAGAATCAGGCACTTGTACGGTAGATGATGGAGAAATCCAATATGAAGATGTACAGCTTTCTTCTATCGTTGATGGAAAAAAAAATCAATTATTCATTTTTCCACTTGTTGGCTCATCGGTTTTGGTATCGCCTATAGAAGAAGATATTAATTGGTTGTATGTAGAAGTGTATAGTGAAGTAGAAGCAGTTGATTGGAAGATTGATAATGTTAATTTCAATATTGATAAAGATGGCTTTTTGCTCAAAAAAGAAAATGAAACGCTGAAAAAACTGATGGTTGATTTGATTACAGCTATTCGTCAGATGAAATTCACGACCAATACAGGGAGTACAATAACACTAGTTAATGATCTTCAGTTTGAAAGTGTTGAAAATAGATTTAAAAACTTTTTAAAATAGGTTTAAATATGCCAATGTCCGAACAAATACTAGCAGATAAAATTGAAAATGTAATGTTAGAATGTGCTGATGAAACAGACAATCCCGAATCATCAAGAAAGAACTTTTCATCAAAATTAGCAGCCGCAATTATAAATGAAGTGAAAAAAATGACAATTATGGCAACTGCGCCTAATGGTCCAGTTACAGTTACAAGTATTGAATAATAATGAAAGAATTTATAATTTATAAACAACATCTTGTAGCAATTCTGGCGACTATCAAAAAGCCTTCGGTATTGATTCCTGCTGTTGGAGTAGTAAGCTTATCCAATTTTGAAAAAGCATTTTTTCTCTTATTGATTTTGATGCTTGCAGATTATGTCACAGGAATAATGGCTTCCTGGAACCAATGGGAAAAATCAGACAAGACAACAAAGTTTTGGAACACAGGATTTACCAGCGAAAAAACAAGACTTTCAATAATAAAGAGTGTTACTTATTTCCTTTTTATCATTCTTACTTACGGGATAGAGATTATTTTCAAAATCAAATCTTTTGGGAGTAACCAATATACAGAACACGAGGTAACTCTTACTTTGGTTGCAATTGCAATCAGTTGTGCGATAGAGTTTTATTCAATCTTTTTTGAGAATCTCCCCAAAGCAGGATTTGATATCTGGAATTATTTAAAAAAAATGACCGGCAAAGCAAAAAAAACGGTTACAACTGTAAAAGAAATTACCAATGGCAACAACGACAATAGCAGTTCTACATAATCAATCACTTTTAGACTTTGCTATACAGCATACGGGAAACGTTTTGAACGCATTCGATTTATCAATCGCAAACGGAATAAGCATCACAGATGATCTAACTGTAGGAATGTCTCTTCTGATTCCGGAAACAATAGTAAAAGATCAGGAAATATTAGATTTTTATACTGCAAAAAACATAAAACCTGCAACTGCATTGACAGTTGATCCGGAAGAAGAAATATTAGAAGGTATCGGTTACTGGTACATATATTATGATTTTAAAATAAGTTAAAATGGCAAGAACATTACAGCAGATCCAGGACTCGATCTTAAGCGCTAAAGAAACTCAAACCGAATTATCAGGCTTAACGGACTCGTTAACAACCAATAGCAAAACATCAATTTGGAAACTTTTTATTTATGTTGTTGCTTATGCGATTTGGGTGTTAGAAACTCTGTTTGATACTCATAAAGCTGAGGTTTTAGATGCATTAACTCAATTAAAACCTCATACTGCGAGATGGTATAGGAATAAAGCTTTGGCATTTCAATATGGTGTAGGCTTGGATTTTAAATTAATTGAGGATACAGACCAATTCAATAATGCAACTTACACTGCGGAGCAGATTGCAGCTTCAAAAATTATTAAATATGCGGCTGTTACAGAAAGTTCGATTGAAAGTCGATTGATTGTAAAGATTGCCACTGAAAAAAATGGACTCTTGGAACCAATTGGTGAAGATGAAAAGTTCAGTTTCGATGCATACATTAATGAGATTAAAGATGCCGGTGTGAAAATTACAGTTCTCAATTATGTGCCAGATCGACTTCAGTTAAAACTAACAATTAAAATTGATCCCATGGTACTAAACAGAAATGGGATGAAGATTCTAAAATCAGATGGTGGAGAATTCCCAGTAGTTGAAGCTATTTCTGCCTATATGAAAGAGTTACCATTTAATGGGATGTTAGTTCTCAATCACCTTGTAGATAAACTACAGGCTGTAGAAGGTGTATTGGACCCACGATTAGAATATGCAAAAACTTCTTGGATTGATACAGCTTCTAATGGTTACGGAAGTTTGAAAGATATCAAAGGAGAAACCCTGCCGGTAAGTGGATATTTTACCTGGTCGCTCTCAAATGAAGAATATAAAACAATTATAGAATATGTGGTATAATATAGATATTGATAAACTGGCTTTGCTGCTATTACCAACTTTTCTTAGAGGTAAAAAGATGAAAGCTTATCTCAAATCATTGATCTTTCCAATTTCTAAATTATATGACTCCTTTATAATTAATCGTGAGGACAATTTATTCAACGTCAACCATAATGGACAAAAATGCTACTTAAGAGCGGTACTGAATGAGGAATACGATCGACAACTTAGAAGAATAGAAATAGATGATGGGAATCTGCATGATCGCATTTACATCTATCCGGAAGTGCAAATCATCGGTCAATTAGATCTTATTAAGAATCTTGGGACATTATATATTTATAGTGATGATGATTATGGTGATACTGGAGTGGATTTTTATGTTAGAGTTCCATCAGCTGTCGAATATGATGCTTACAAAATAAAATACTTAATAGATTTTTACAAATTAGCGACAAAACGCTACAAAATAATTACGATATGAATTATATCAATTTTAATCAAACAGGTGGTTTTCCACTCTCTACTAATATTCTAGACGCCTTACAAACTTCATATAATCTTTTTAATCAATTAGGAAATTTGGCTGGTGATTTTGCTATTATTTCTGGATGTCAGGTTAATGGATCTTCAGTTACAGATGGTACAGTATTTTTAAATGGTGAACTATTACCGTTTCAGGCAGGTAATTTATCAGATACGGTTATTATTACTGTAGAACCTGTTAAAGCAACTTTCCAGGATGCAGAACAAAGAGATGTTATTTACAAAAGGCAAGTAAGATTTGGAACAGCAGGCCCAGAAGATACTTATGCTTGGTCACGTTTTAAAAGAATTTTTAAGACAACAGAAATTGAGGCTTTTAAACTAAGCCATGATAATAGTATTGCTAATCACAGCACAAGTCTTTCTAATCACGAAGCGAGAATCGCTAGTCTTGAGGCAAAAGTTGCAGCATTAGAAATTAAACCATCTGCAATACCAATTGGCATGATTGCTATCTGGAATAAGCCTTCAACAGTTGCTATTCCTAAGGATTGGCAAGAATGTACAGATTTAAAAGGACGTGTACCTGTAGGTTGGTTGCCAAACGATAGTGATTTCGGTTCTATTGATAATTACAAAGTAGAAGGTGGAGAAAGAACTCATATATTATCAAAAGATGAAATGCCAAGACACAGCCATAGATTTTTATATGGTTCGTACACAAGAGGGACAGGTAGTTCCAATACTCCCATAGCAGTAAATGGTACAGCCGGAACATCATACACAACTGAAGAAGGTAGCGGTCTACCACATAATAACTTACAACCTTACAGGGTAGTTAGATTTATAGAATATATCGGTCCGACAAACTAAAATAACAATTATGGCACTAGATACTGGTAATAATCCCGATCAATTAATAATAATTCCTCTTACAACACTTAAAAGTTGGTTTGTGACAGGTGCAAAGCCTACGCAATCTCAATTCCACGGCTTGCTGAACAGCTATTATCATAAGAGTTCACAAATACCAATGAGTGGTATTAGTGGTCTGTCTACAGTGTTGGGTAACAAAGCAGATGCTTCACAATTGCAATATTATGCAAAAACAGATGCGTCTAATATCAATGCTCAAGCTTGGAAAGATGCTCTTAATGTTGGAGAGTTGCCGCCCAATGTAGGAACTATAGATTATGTAGATGAAAATGGGTTTACTCATAATGGTAATGCCTATAAAAAAGTAGATAATCCGGATAATGGAGAAAGGGGAACTTATGTTTTAGGGATAGATGGAAGAGCGGTTGCAATAGATGATTTTGGAAAAAACGTAACTAATTCCGATAATACAACAGATGGCAGTTATGTCCAAACCCAAAGTGATGGAGACTCCTGGACTTGGGAAACGAACGGTAATCCTTGGTTTTTGAAAAATTTGCCGGATAAATCAAATGATACTTTATTCACAGATTTTGTAGGAAAGAATACAGCAGGACAATTCGGGAAAATAGGATTTCAAGCATTTAAAGCCACTGCTCTAACTTGGTCTCAGGCAGAAGCATTGGAATTTGGTCAGATACTCAATGGGGGAGCAGGAAGTGCAGGTATGATGTCGGTAAATACTATTTCGCCTCCTTTGTTTGAGAGAGAAGACAATGATGTGTACCTGGTTTTGAGAGGGGCTAATTTGTATCTTAATGCAGATTCTATGTCTATAGAAATATTAAGAGCCTCGGATAATGTAGTTCTAGCAACTGTACCCAATTCTCAAATTAGTTTATATGCTGATGGATTATCTTTGGTTTTCTATTATAACTATAATGCTCTATCCATAGGAGACTATAAATTGAGGCTTAAAAGTGGTGCAAAAATATTAACGACTTCTTTACAATTTAAGATAGTTTCCTCAGTAGAGAATATCGATATTTCTTCAATTACTTGGAACAAGTTGGTTGATAGTACCTATATTACAAATGATATGAGTACAGGAGCAGGCGCACAGGTTAATATGATTGAAAATAAAGTAAATCAAGTAACGGCAACGCCAGTAATATCTTTTCTATCTTCAAAAATGTTTGATCAAGGTGATGACTGGTATGTAGAATTACAAGTTACAACAGGTGCTATACCTATAGACAGTAGCATTGGAGTCTACACGGCGGTAGAAATTTTAAGAATAGGTGTATGTTATTCTAACGTACAAAATTCTTTATCTTTTATACCTATTCATTTTTGGAGATATTTAAAAACTTGGGCTGGAGGTACATTGTCAACCAACATTAATCCTAATACGGGGAATACTGATTATTCGGGTCAGAGTACCATTTCTAAAACAATAGTTTTAAGTATTACTAAATTAGGCAACTTGCTTACTATTACTGATGGTTCTCAAGTGGGTTTCATTACTATATCTAACAATTCAGGGTATGCTTTATCGGCACAATTAAAAGGTATAGGAAGTAATAATACAGAAAGCCCAAATCAGGCAGAAGCTCCAACATTAATTATAACTAAGGCATTTAAAATTATATAATAAATATTTAATAACAGTGACTAAGAATTCTATTAATTTAAAATTACTAGTCATTTAAAAACAAAACATGGCACTTGACAACAATAATACACCTATGGAATCGGAAGTAGTAGAGCTTTCGAGACTTAAGAGCTGGTTTGTAACAGGCGCAAAACCTACGCAATCTCAGTTCCACGGCTTGCTGAGCAGCTATTATCATAAGAGTTCGCAAATACCAATGAGTGGTATTAGTGGTCTGTCTACAGTGTTGGGTAACAAAGCAGATGCTTCACAATTGCAGTACTATGCAAAAGTAGATGCATCCAACATCAATACACAAGCTTGGAAAGATGCTCTTAATGTTGGAGAGTTACCAGCTAATATCGCGACCATAGATTATGTAGATGAGAATGGGTTTACACAAAATGGTAATGCTTATAAAAAAGTTGATAATCCGGATAATGGAAAAAGGGGGACTTATGTTTTAGGGATAGACGGAAGAGCGGTTGCAATAGATGATTTTGGAAAAAACGTAACTAATTCTAATAATACGACAAATGGCAGTTATGTCCAAACCCAAAGTGAAGGTGATACTTGGGTGTGGAATACTAATGGAGAACCATATTCCATTACAGAATTACCAAATAAAAGTGATGATAGTCTATTCACAGATTTCTTAGGGAAGAACTCTGATGGACAAATAGCAAAAGTTGGATTTTCAGCTTTTAAAGATACAGCAAACAGTTGGACGAATGCTCAGAGGTTAGAATTTGTAAGAATATTGAATGATAACGCATCGCAAGAAGCCATGTCTATTGGTGCAATATACCCTTCAGTAATGCCTCTGGAAAATTATGATACTACATTTATTATTACAGGAGCAAATTTGAATTTATCCCAGGTTAGTAGAAAAGTTGAGATTTTAGATTTAAATTATAATGTTTTACTCACAGTTGAAGGAGATAAAATAACTGTGATTTCTCCAACTGAATTAACCTTTACTAAAAATATCTACGAATTAGGAGAAGGTGAATATAAAATAAAAGTGTGGAGTGGAGTGGCAAATACTACTTCTGAAATGTCTCTTCAAGTTTTAGTTGGATTATCGCGCAAAGATTTATCTGGTTTAAGTTGGAACATCCTTACTAATTCTAATTATAGTAATACATTATCTGTAGGTGCTGGCGTAACGGGTATTATAAAACAAGAAAATGTTTCTTCGGTTCCCAGTTTATCTACTTTTATTTCGATGAAATCTTCTCCGGCGTTTCTAGCTGGTGAAGACTGGTATGTTGAAATCCAATTGACGGATGCTATTTCGACAGATGCCGGTATGAGAGGATATAATAGTACATTAAAAAATACTTTTGGGGTAATGTATAATTCAACTGCGAATAATTTACTTCCATTAGGCTTAGTGTATTATGGGCAATCATTTCTTTACTATGCGGGAGGAACGGTTGTAGCGTATAATTTTACTCTAAATAACAATCAGTTTAAAATGACCACTGGTTATTCTACAACTGTAGATTCTACTATTGTTATTTTAAAACAGGGCAATGTTTTGAAAATTACAGGTGAGGGTAAAACGTCTACTACTATTATAAGTAATAATGAAGATTATTCATTTGTAACTCAGTTGATATCACACTCGTCTGGGGTTTCAAATAAACAATTGTCTTGGAATATTATAAAGGCATACAAATTAAATTAAAACTTTATATCATTTCAAAAATTTGGTTTCTTAGTAAAGAACACTTAAATAATTCACTAGATACATAAAATTTAAATATCCACCACAAATGGATTTAACATATAAAACCAAAAATAAATGGCAAACAACACTAATATACCTATGGAATTGGAAGTAGTAGAACTTTCAAGACTTAAAAGTTGGTTTGTGACAGGTGCCAAGCCTACACAATCTCAGTTTCACGGCTTGCTGAACAGTTATTATCATAAGAGTTCACCGATACCTATGAGTGGGATTGATGGTTTATCAATAGCATTATCAAAAAAGGCAGATTTGGTCAATGGTTTGATTCCAGAATCTCAACTTCCTTTCACAGTCAATTCCAATGAAGTTCTCTCTATCGGAAATATTTCCATTAACAGTGGAAATGTTACTATCGGAGTTAACGCAGAATTTGGAATTAACAAAGTCAGAATCAATGGTCAAATCTTAACAAATAATTTTCCTACAACTTTGTCATTTATGCCAGTTTCTGGTGGCAATAAGTTCCTTCGTATTGTTGCAAGAAATGAACCTGGTTTATTTTTTCTAAAAGAAGGTAACGAAGGAGATGATCCTCAGGAGCCCGCGCTTGCTCCTGGAGAACTGCATGTAAGATTAATTTTGCTGACCCCAGAAGGACCTGTTGTTGATCCTGAAACATTGAATGGTTTTAAAGACAAGGCAGAAGACAATTGGAAAAAAATTACCTATATAAGTGGCTCGATATTTAATATCCAATATACAGATAAGAGGCAAAATTTTTATTTAACCCCTGGATCAAAAGTATTAAATGGGACAACTTATTTGGCAGGAATTCAGTTTGTAGAAGAAACTACGAGGGACTTAGAGTTTCTGATTTTTAATAATTCGATTTCTTCAATAGAAATTTCAGCAAATCTCAGCAGAAGATTAATAAAAGGATTTTCTCAGCCATTTACAATAAAATCCAAGGAGCATGTCTTGGTGAAATATGATCATTCGCTTGATTGTTTAGATGTAATCAAACTAGGAGGAAATGTTTCTGATATTGTTATAGACAGAACCTTGCAGGGAGATTCTACCTCTGGTTTCCCATTAGGCTTATCTGCCGAAAAGAATGATGAGATTGCGGGCAAAATTACGAAACCAATTGATATTGTAAGTTTACCGACGTTGGATTATTTTTATATTCCATTGTTGAGTAAAGATGGCGACTCTGTTCAGATGGATGTCACGGCTTATATGAATAACAATTACTATACAAAAACACAAATTGCAGCATTAGGATACGTCACTACAGCGGCTATGAATACTGCGTTATCCAATAAATTGGATAAGGTTTCAGGAACAGGAATTGGTTTAGCTCAGATTAATAATAATGGATCATTATCTCGAGTGTCTGTTACGACAAATCCCATTAGTAAAGTTATTGGTAAAGATACTTTAGGTAATATAACTGAGAATAATGCAAAAAGTTATAGCAGTATTAGTATTCTATCATCAATACCTCCATATAATGAACTAGAAGCATTTGGAACGGATGAAGTTCAAGCTCAAAATTTAAATGGTTTTTTTAAAAAAGTTGGTTTACACTGGCATTTTTATCAAGCAACAACAGTTATAACGGAATAATTATGTTAAAAGATCTTTATGGAAACATTATGACAAATACATCTGGAGAAGTTTTAAAATCCCCAGATTTACCTGTTATAGAATTTGATCATAATCAAAGTGTTTTTCCTCCTATCCAAGGGATGGCTAGTCCTGTATTTCAATTATCATCTAAGCCAGGTACTAATAATACGGTTAATTTTGATTACGGTGATGGTAGCGCAATAGCATCATATAATTTTACCACAAATACATCTATTCCCACATATACTTATCCCGCAGGTGCTGCTAAAAGAACTGTAAAAATGTGGTTTTCTAATCCTAATAATATATATTCTATAACAATTTCTAGACAAAGATTAATCGGGAAATTTCCAGAGAATTTATTGTTTTATAGATTTTCTAGTGCTGTTAGTATTTCATCAGTATATTTTGAAGAGTTCCCAACTGGGTTGGGAGGTGGGTACTTTCAAACGCTTAACCTTAATTCGATAACACCTAATTCTATTAGTTTTATTCCAACTTGGATAACTAACTCAAGGATTTTTCAATTAGCATTATCTGGACTTAATTTGTCAAATAAGCTAAATAATAATTTGGATAAAATTATTAGAATAAAAGGTATAACTAATTTGTCATTAGGAAGTTGTTCAATTAATACCTCTTCAATACCATCTAATTTTAAAGATATTTCTACTTTAAGGACTTTAGCTTTTGCTGCTAATCCAGTTCAAAATATATCTCAAGAAATAAATGATATGAAACAAATAACACATTTGTCTTTTGGTTATAGACATCAAGTAAATTGGACAAATGGTATGGGTAATGGAGCTCTGACGTCTTGGGGGGTTGGAATCGGTGGTATGAATTTGAATCAATTATCAATTGTGTTTGCTGCATCTGGTCAACTTTTACCTTTAACACCACCTACGGGAATAGAGCTATGCCCTGCTTTAAAAACAATCGACTATAGAAGCGCATATAAAGGAAATCAAACAAGGATGGATACATTAGTAACTAACTTTTATAACATTGTTGTTGCTAAGGCTATAATATCAAACTCGTCAACAATAGAAGGGCTTCTTAGAAAAGTTAATTGGCTAATATCTTGGGTAAATTTTTACGCAGGTGCTAATGATAGACCTTCTGGTATATTTCAAGCTCCTTTAGTTGGATTCAACCTTGGAGTAGATAATGGAAAGCCAGAATCTCCAATGGAGATGTTATATGTGCTTTGTAAAAATTATAGATGGACCGTCGAAGTAATGAATGAAACACTAACTGATATACAAACTTTATCATAGAACATCCAGAAACAAATAATAATTTTACTCCCTCAAGATTATGTAATTAGGATTTTAGTATTATAAGATTGTGCTGGTGGCAAACAAACTAGTATATCAATCCACTGCTTTCTGAATGTTTATATATCATAGAAACTTCCTGATGTGGACTAAAGACTATTGATGGTTTTCAATATTGTCAAAAGATGTAAATATGAAAAGCTTCAATTGAGGACATTGTGATAATTCACAGGACTTAATTATGGTAAAGATAAAAATCTATATCAGCGAAAAGCTAATACTTTAAAGGAAATATGGTTGTTACTTTATTTGACACTAATTTATAAAATCATAGTGTATTCTTAAATTTTTTTGTCATTTTGTTTTATTTTTAAAGACATTATGATTTGCAGATTATAGCAATTATACTATACATCGAGAATTGCAATTTATTTTTCAGTGTAAAAATAAGTCTGGTTCATTTAAGTATATAGTAACCTTATTTATTCTATTCGGCCTATGAAAAATAATCTTTGTCCACTTTTCGAAAATTATGATAAATGAAAAGTAAAAAAGTGCGATAAATTTTTAAGGAGATTCAAGCTTCTCAGATATTATAGGTGATCAGAGATTTTAAATAATTTTTCTTAAACTCGATAAAATAAATTTTCTGTCATAAATAATTATTTTTATCAATTACAAACTGTTTTTAATCATTTTACAGGTATGCTTTTTGTTTATTAACTAAAAAATAATCAAATCCAAATTGTATATTATGAAAAAAAACAAACTATCTGACATCAAACTGGAGCAATTGAAAGAGCATGAGACTGACAACTCTGATCAGGCACTTACAACTAATCAAGGTCTAAAAATAAGTAATAATCAGGACTCTCTGAAATCGGGAGAAAGAGGACCAAGTTTATTGGAAGATTTTATCTTGAGAGAAAAAATCACTCATTTTGACCACGAGAGAATACCTGAAAGAATTGTTCACGCGCGTGGCTCCGGAGCACACGGCACATTTAAAATCAATAAAAGTCTGGCAAAATACACCAAAGCAAAATTCTTATCAGAAGAAGGAAAAGAAACACCTGTTTTTGTGCGCTTTTCTACCGTTGCAGGAAGTGCGGGAAGTACAGATCTTGCGCGAGATGTACGAGGTTTTGCCATCAAATTTTACACTGAAGAGGGAAATTATGATCTGGTAGGGAATAATATTCCAGTGTTTTTTATTCAAGATGCAATGAAGTTTCCTGATCTGGTTCACGCTGTAAAACCTGAACCCGATAATGCCATTCCGCAGGCTGCATCTGCACACGATACATTTTGGGATTTTATTTCCTTAATGCCGGAAAGTATGCATATGATTATGTGGGCAATGAGTGACAGGGCGATTCCAAGAAGTTACCGAATGATGGAAGGTTTTGGAGTTCATACTTTCAAATTTATTAATGAGGAAGGGAAAATACATTTTGTGAAATTTCATTTTAAACCGAAGTTAGGTGTTCATTCCGTAGCTTGGGATGAAGCGACTAAAATTTCGGGAAAAGATTCAGATTTTCACAGGCGAGATCTTTGGGAGGCCATAGAAAACGGTGCTTTTCCGGAATGGGATTTTGGAGTACAAATTATTCCTGAAGAGGATGAACATAAATTCAATTTCGATCTGCTCGATCCTACAAAGCTGATTCCTGAAGAAGAAGTTCCTGTTGAATTGGTCGGAACTTTAACGCTTAACAGAAATCCCGATAATTTCTTTGCGGAGACTGAACAGATAGCTTTCCACCCTGGCCATTTGGTCCCAGGAATTGATTTTACCAATGATCCTCTGTTGCAGGGAAGATTGTTTTCTTACACTGATACGCAGTTGTCAAGATTGGGTTCGTCGAATTTTCACGAGATCCCTATTAACAGATCCATTAATACTGTTCATAATAATCAGCGTGACGGACATATGCGCCAACAGATCGTTAAAGGAAAAGTAAGCTATGAGCCAAACTCTATCGGCGGCGGCTGTCCTTTTCAGGCGATGTGGAAAGATGGTGGTTTTACATCACAAGAGGAAAGAGTTGATGGAAAGAAAATACGAGCGAGAAGTCAAAGTTTTGTAGATCATTATTCCCAAGCAAAATTATTTTATAATAGCCAATCGGAACCTGAAAAGATGCACCTTCAAAATGCATTGATTTTTGAATTGTCAAAAGTTACAATTCCTGCAATCCGTGAAAAAGTGGTTGGGCAATTGGCTTTTATCAATAAAGATTTAGCGGCGTTGGTTGCTAAAAAAGTGGGTGTTGATGTTACTAAACTAAAACAACCCAATGGAAGTATTCCTGCAGATGCCGATTCGAAAACCTTACAAAGCCCTGAAAAAGAACCTTCAACAAAAAGTTCTGATGCTTTAAGTATGAAAAATACGGTTAAAAATACTATAAAAAGCCGTGTTATCGGTTTTATTATGGAAAATGGTGTAAATGCAAAAGATGTAAACACTCTGAAATCGAAACTTGAAAAAGAAGGAGCTGTAATACAGGTCATTGCGGGAAGTCTTGCGCCTGTAAAAGCGGATGACGGAACGACTTTTGAGCCGAAACATTCTCTTACAAGTACAGCAAGTGTCTGCTTCGATGCTCTGTATATTTCCAGTGGTAAAAAGTCTGCAGAAACCTTGTTGAATGAAGATAACAAACCGGGAGCACTTTTATTTGTAAATGAGGCTTATAAGCATTGTAAAGCAATCTACTTCGGAAAAGAAACTGATGAAATTTATAATGCAAGCAACGTTAAAAGTAAAAAACACGAAGATCCGGCAATTATTACCTCAGACAATAATAATTCTGATTATGCCTTTATTAAAGCTGTAGCCAATCACCGCGTTTGGGAACTAGAGAAGGATAGAAATAACCCGGCATAA